AGCAGAAGACGGCATACGAGATGAGCGCTAGTCTCGTGGGCTCGGAGATGTGTATAAGAGACAGGCCTTAAGATTTCCCATGCGTCTTGTCTCTTTCATTCTATCCCGTTTCTAGCTTTTCGTTTCGCCTTCGTTTCTGGTTTTTTGTTTTCGACACGCCGTGTGTTGTGTGTTTGTGTGTTGTGTGGTATGCTGTAGTTACAAGGTTCAAGGAAAGGAACAATAAAATGAAGCAAGATAAGTGGCTGGTGCTTGGTGCTAATTCCTATCAAGCCGAGGTGCGTGATTCAAGGGGTGCTAAGCGTATGACGAATAAGTATCAGCTTAATGTTGGCGAGCATGTTGAGTGGGGGTATGTTGACCCGTTTGAGTTTAATATTGTTGCTGTTGCTCGGGTTGGTGGGTCGGCTTGTTTTCCTACTCGTTATAATGATGTGTATTGTGGTGAGCATTTGAATCCTTATGGGCCGCGTGGTGGTTTGCGCGGTGTTTCTGCTGTGGTTGTTCGGGATTGATTTATTGTGGGTTCAAGGAAAGGATTGATAATGCGGTATAGTGTATCAATGAAAGAGTATGTTGAAGACGGTAAGCGTTATATCAAGCTTAATGAGTCTGTTTGTGAGATTCATAATGATGTCGACCGGGGCGCTTTATTGTTTAACCTATTGTGTTGTTCGTCGTTTTTGCTGAAGAAGTATGAGGATTGAAAGGATATTTGTGATGGATGGAATTGTTGTAGTGTTTGAAGTGACTGTGTATGATAGCGAGACAAGATGCCCGGTTATGTTTTGCCAGCATGACTCTTATAAGGCGGCGACTGATTATGTTCGGAGGCAGTTGAGTAAGCCTCATAATAGTCGGTACGGGTACCGCATTGATGAAGTGTGGTATAATAGTGAGTATTATCATAAGGAGTTGGCCGAGTTATGTTGAAGTTGAAAGCGGAACGCATTACTAGCGACTTGGGCGTGGTTTTTCACTCATTGCGCAAGGGTGCGACGTGTGATGAAGACGTTGAAGAGTACGCCAATGTTAGCAATGGCTTTAATGAGTTTTATCTGAGGTTTTACGCTCGGTATGATGATATCGCTGAGGTAGTGCCGGTAGTTGAAGGCCCTTACCGTGTTGATGAAGCGCGGGAAAGGATGGAGTTTATTCTGAGTTTGACGCTTGAAGAACGTGGCGAGGTGGTATGATGTATTTTGATGAATTTGCTGAAGATTATTTCAAGCGCTTGGGTGCGCTACGCGGCGCGCTTGACTACATGCATGATAATAGGTATGATGATTACGACAAGTCAATTCCGAAGATTTTTGTAGAAACATATAAGGCCGCTTATAAAAAGGGGTATGATGACGAACATATGGCCACGCAATTTTAGCGAGTCCCGCAGTACGCCGGTGGCGCGAAACTCTTTCAACGATGATATTCTAAACAATAAGCGCGTGAGTCGTGTACTGAAAGGCGTGAAACGGTATGTCACTAGCTTGTTCCGTGACGCGGAGCATGGCGACTGGGAAACGTTTTGCCGGGCCACTGCTCTTATGGGTCGATTCTATTCGAGCAACGGCCCCCAAATCTCATATCGGGAGAGTATTCTGCGTGCCGCTGAGATTTGCGCGACGCTTAAGCCCGGCGACGGGTTCAAGGACGCCGAGAACCGGTCGGACGGTATAGTCACTCTGGATGGGCTTATTGTTGTCCCCCGCTTGATAGCATGGTGTGCTGTGGTGTGGGTTAAGGGCGGATACGATTTTAGCATGAAAAAGTTTTGGGAAAATGATTGTTTCTATGATTTTATTATCGAAAAATGTTGTAAATCGTTTGACAATTTAACAGATGAAGTTTATAATGATAAAGACATAGCCCTTTGGACTATGAATCAAAGCATTATGACCAACGAACAGTAAGGCGGTATTTAATATGATTAAGCGAACTCGAAACTACTCTGTGGTTAAGGGTGTTCAGCGTGGCGAAAACGGTGAACTCGAAAATATCGAGGTCATTGTCGATGGCGCGTGCCGTTCCGAAGAAAAGGCCATGAAGAAGGCCAAGCGATTGAATAAGAACATGTTGCCGGTCAGTGCCGAATATCACGCGCAGTCGACTACCCTCGATGATGAAGAGTATTATAAGATTTGCAAGTTTGGAGAAGACGCCATTATCGACTACAGGGGTACCAACGATATTGACACCGTGGTTGAGGATGACATCATTTCCGAAGAGTAATAACAATAACCAACCAACAATAAGATAAGGCGGCATAATTATTATGGCTGACAACACCAATACCGATATCACCGTAGCTCAGGGCAACAATTTTAGCGCCAACGGCGCTAACGCGCTCTCCCATTTTTTCAACACCGAAACAATGGAGGGAAAGCTTGCTCTCTATGCGGCCCTACAGTCCAGCGATAAGGTCGATGAACATTTGAACGAAGTCTTGCACGTCACTAACGTGGCCGCGCAGTCCATTGAGGTTGCGGACGAGAAGACTGGCGAGCTGAACCCGTCTACCCGCGTGATTATCCACGCCGAAGAGGGCGACTTTACCGCTACGTCCCCGTCTCTTGCGCGTTCGTTCGGCACTATGTTCTCGATTTTCGGCACGCCGGATAAGTGGGATGAACCATTTGTTATGAAAGTGGTCGAAAAGAAGGCTCGTTCCGGTTACAAATTCTTTGACATCGAACCGGTATTGGACTCTAAGAAGTCCAAGTGATATACTAGGTAGAGTGGGCTAAAAAGTTCACACTGCCGCCAAGCACTGGCCCCCTATGAGTAATGGCGTAGGGGGCTATTTAATCTCAGAAAGCGGGGGCGTATGGCTAAACGTGGTAGAAACAACAAGCGTCAGCGGCGACGCGAAACCATACGCGCACGCTCTCAGCAAGCGCAGTTGAATGAACGTTTGCGAGACTATTCTAGGGGGCGCATACCCGATATCAACGACAGGAATCTGGGTAGATTGACAGTCCGACAGTTAGAACAAGTCGCCGGAAGAGTGGCGCAAAAGGTTGAGGAACAGCAAGAGGCATTACGCGCAAGGGACGCGCGTATTTTCCAAGCCACGCCGGATATCACTATCACTAAACTTGACAGAGAGTTGGCCGAGCGCCCATTAATCACGGACGAGCAGATTGATGACGCGCCGTCGAAACGACGTAAAACTCTACGACAGCAACAGCGTAGACGTGTCCAAGCACGTGAGAAAATCAAGCGTGCGCAACAGTATAATGCTTTTAATATGCAACAGTACACTGTGGGGGAGTTGCGTGAACTTGAATCAAGAGGAGAGTCACCGTTTGAAGTGCTGGGCGGCCGTATCATACACGAAACACCCGAAGACAATCTAATCAGAAGTCGCAAGAACGTGTTGGCAAACAAAACATGGGTGCGCGAAAAAATCAGGCACGGCCGACGTGACGAGCTTGAAGCGTACATCAAAGCGTATGCCGGTGTAGCTGGGATGAAGCCGATCGATTTGCGCGACTTTTTGCCCAGTAACCTACGCTCTGAAAACTTTCGGCCGCTGACGCTCGATTATCGCAGTGGTGTATACGAGCAAAAGCTTGAATCAATGGGCGTGACAATCGCCGCAAGATATAGTAGACTCAGCAACAGGGCTAAAAATTGGTTACTCGAAAATACGCCCCTTATGAGCCTGTTGGATGAAAGTACTCATTATGATGAAAACCAGAAAAAATGGGCGACAAACGCGGGTACCATGCCCGACGTAAAAAATCAGATAGCAGACTATCTAACTCAGGCGGAACAAATGAAATGAGGTGTCATGGCGGTACGTTTGGCGGCGGCCACCGACGGTACGACACTACTGGACAACGAACTGGGGGCGATGGAACTCTCAGCAAACACGGTGATGCAACTAACCCAGCGCGATAGCAATACGCGCGTTTATTGCGCTCATGGCTGGTCTGACCTTGAACGGCTCGCAACCGACTTGTTTCGGACACTGCCTCACGCCACGTCGCCGCAATCCAATGGAATACGCGGAACGTTCGACACGCGCGGCCACTTTTACAATCTTACTATACGCTGGGACAAAACCATTGTTGACTTTGCAGACGTGCGCAATATCACGCGCGACAATGAGGTCGCCGAAAGCGCGGCCGATTTTGGAGGAGACAGCGAGCTTGAAACCACGTGGAACATAGCCCAGTCACTACTGGCCCACAAACTGCAAGGCACTACCATAGGCTCGGCGGCAATGAACAATTACATCGGCGGCGATTATCGTAGATTCCGGGAAAAATTCCCGCCATTGGACGCGACGGATTATAAGCGTATGCGAGCTAGCTATTTTGGCGCGTACTTACAGGCCGAAGCGGGTGAATATGCCGAATGCTCTAGCTGGGACGTGAACTCATTATATCCGTACATCATGCGCAATCTGTCGTTACCATATGGGACGCCGGAATGGTATGACGGCGAATATGTGGCGGACGAAACCATGCCGCTACATATCGATATCATATCGTTTGCCGCCACGTTGAAAAAGGACAAATGCCCGACGCTGACAAACCTGTTGCCGTTATGGGGGTTCGAGCACGTTCGACTACCTAGCACGTTTGGCGTGGTCACTATGCCGCTTACCGATGTAGACCAACAGACGTTACATGAAAACTATGACATTGATATATATGAGGTCCAAGGCGGTTGGAAATTCCGCAAAAGCCAAGGACACTTTCAAGCGTACGTTGATGAGTGGTTTCACGTGAAACAATCCGAGACAGGCACTCGAAAACGTATCGCCAAGCTCATGCTTAACTCATTGGTGGGAAAGTTCGGCGCAAGCATTAACAGGCCCATGATGGAACCCATTTTAGATGAATCAACGCAAGAACTGCGGTTTGATGTAAAACCGGCTAACGCTTTGGCGTCGCTCGCATATATGCCGGTGGCCGCGTATGTTAACGCCTATGGACGGCAGATTTTAACACGTGCGATAAACCGGAACCAAGACAGGGTCATATATGCCGACACTGACAGCATGATAGTGACTGGATTGGACGTGCCGCATGGCATCGAGGCTAGCCAAAGCAAGCTGGGCGCATGGAAAAACGACTGCCGATACAAGCGACTGCGAATATTGGGGCCACGCAAGTATTGCGGGGAGACTGTCGAGGGCGATACCGTCATGAGATTATCTGGGGTCAAACGCCGTGACACGATACCGTATGACAGTTTCTTTGAGGGGAATAGGCTTGCGAATGACTATGGTCGGGAATTTGTGTTATAATAGGAAATGTGCGGGGCATGCTCCTTGAATTGACACGCTAGCCCTCATGCGTGGCACGCGGTAAGGCGCGGCATGGGGATGTAAAATGGTACGCCATACCCTAGGTGCAGTAAGAGTCTCGGCATGGCCTACATCATCTGCATGGCCCCATTATTGGGGCCATGCCTTAAACGGAAGGAAGTATTATGGACAACGACGAAACCGACACCACCTCGGCCGACATCATGCCGTCTGGTACCGACAACAACGGCGACGGAGAAGACAACCCGCCCGAGCAGAACCCGGAAACTCGGGACAACAATACCGACAAGGACGCCAATCCGGCCGAAGCCGACACCGATAGCGACATGAACGCACGCATTACAGCACTGGAGTCGGCTATCACGGAAATCTCCCAGACTCTTGCGGAAATTCAAGCCGCAAACGCCAAGACGGTATTGGGTGGCAGTGACGAGTCCAACGACCTACCCGATGAAGCCGACGCGCTCACCGACGAGGACGCCAACGGTACCTATCTTACTTTTGATGACCTCTACGAAAAGGATGAAGACTAATGGCAACCCCCAATGTGACCAATAAGCAGACGCTACGCCCGCTCACCGATTTTAACAATGTCCAGCTGTTGAACATGATTCGCAATGAGTCCAGTCCGGAATACCAACGTCGTATCCCAGCCGCGACTCAGAGCAATATGGACATCACCGTTTCTACGCTCATGTCTAGCACCCAGCTGAAGAACGAGTTTTATTCCTCGCTGATTAACCGTATCGGCGGCACTATGGTACACACGTGGAAGTGGTCGAACCCGCTCTCTGTGTTCACCCGCGCGTCGCAGACGTATGGCGATACATGGCAAGAAGTCGCCGTGGGTATGCCGCTCGCACAGGTGTACGACCCGAACGCCGAATACTTGGGGGCGGACAATTTCCGTAAGTGGAAAGTCGATGTGGACTCGCTCTATCACCGTCTCGACTTTGCGCATTTTTACCCGGTCACTACCGATGATAAGACTCTCCGCCGTGCGTTTGCGTCTGACAATGGCCTTTCTTCGCTGACCTCTCAGCTTATCCAGTCGTGCTATAACGCGGCCGAAGTTGACGTTTTTGAGGCCATGTGCCACATGTTTACGCAGTACGCGCGACTGGGCGGTTATTGGCGTGTCCACATGGATGCCGACCTGAACAAGATGACCAGTACTCAGGACGAGGCGCGGGGGCTGTTGCGACAGATTCGCTCTTGGGCCGATAGTCTGAAGTTCGTTTCGACCCGATACAATGCGCGCCATATGCCCACGTTTGCCAAGCCCGACGAGCTGGTGCTGTTCTGTTCTCCTGAGGTCAAGTCCGCTCTGGATGTTCAGGGCCTTGCTACCGTGTTCCATCGTACTGACGCGGAGCCGACTATTGACCGCATTATCGTTGTGCCCGAAGACAGGTTCGGTATCGACGGTGTTCAGGCGATTCTCACGACTGACAAATTCCTTGTTGACATTCCGGTTATCGAGGAAATGACACAGCAGACCAACCCCGTCAATATCAACAGCGTCAACAACTATCTGCATATGCAACGTATTATTTCGGTGTCCGGTTTCGCCCCGGCCGTACTGTTCTGGAATGGGGCCGGTTCCACGGATAACGTCGTGCGTCCGGCCGGTACCGCCGCAACCACGCCGAAGTTTGCGCTGAAGCTTTCCGCCTATGGTGAGGGTGTAACCACGTCGGAGAACGTGGCACGTGGCGGCGCGGTACAGGTCGAGGCCGATACCACCATTACCAATGACGGTCAGGCGACATGGCGCTCCGGTGCCGTCAAGTACTCTATCGGCGCTACAGATAAGCCGCTTTCCGAGTGGACGTATATTAGCCCGACCGGCGTATTGGTGGCCGGTATCGATGAAGCCAATACCGTTATCCCGGTACAGGCTACTGCCGATTACATCAACCCGGTCACCCCCGAAGTGCCGAACACTGCGAGCGCGTCGCTTGACGTGCCCGTGGTTGGAGACGGTGTTATCGGGTTTAGTCCGAGTATTGTTGCGTCCATTACTGTTGACTCCGTTTCAATCAAGAGAGGTAAGACAGGTCAGGCGCACGCCGCCGCCGTGATGATTGACGGCCGTAAAATCGATGTGACCAAACAGGCCGCGTGGACTAGTGCCGACGCTGCGACGGCAACAGTGGACAATGCCGGTATGGTCACCGGCGTGGCCGTTGGTTCCACTGAACTGACCGCCGCGCTGTTCGGCGTCAGCGGTCAGGGCACTGTGGCAGTCTCTTAATCTGCGATATAATGAAGGGGAGTGTTTCACGTGAAACACTCCCCTATTTTTTATGAAAGGGATAATATGCTGAGAGATATCAACCCTAACGTCGAGGCGACGTTTAACTGGGCTCAATGGACACCAAACACGTCGCTGAAACTCTGTAACGTGCCGTGGGATAGTAGTTACCGTGACCTAGCACGGTTCGAGTCACAGCAGAAACAACAGGAATGGTTTGACCGACAGCCCGGTATTGACAGGGTGCATGGAGTCATGCACATGTTCGGCCAACCCGTGCGCGTCGAACTGCCATTCAACGAGGCATCCAACTACAACTATATTGCGGTATATAACGATTACCCCGACTTGGAAGCGCCGCGATACTGGTATTATTTCATCAACCACGTGGATTACATCAATGCGTACACTACTCAGCTCACTGTACAGTTGGACGTTTGGCAGTCGTTCCAGCATGTACTTAGGTTTGGTTCATGCTATGTGGTGCGAGGCCATATCGGTATTGCCAACGAAAACCAGATGATGGATTATGGCCGCAGTTATCTCGCACTACCCGAGGGGCTGGACACCGGCAGTGAAATGGTGACGGCAAACCAACAGTACAAGTCTCTTATCGGCATGGACGGGGAAAATCTGGATTACGGCGTAATTGTCGTGAGCACGGTAGATTTGTCAGCGGACGCGGGTAGTCAGGAAAAACCGGCTCTCACTACTGCTGGCGGTTCTTTGTTTGAGAACATGGCCAACGGTGCCGAGATACTGTATTTTAAGGACGTTCAATCTATCCGGGTGTTTATGGGGGTGGGGTCTTCTTTTTCGTGGATAACACAGGGTATTGTGAACATGTACATGATACCCTCTTTAGATGATGACTTTCTTAATCGATCCGGCTATGTTGTAGATAAGTTATTTGGGAAAACACTCCCCGCGGAGTTAAATAATCGTATCTACCGTTTCCCCCAGCCAGCCACAAATGCGCCCAGTAGGTATGAAGACATTATTACCATTAATGATTTTCGTGATAATTTTAATATCCCTAAACGTTATAAAAACCTTAAAAAACTCGAATGCTACCCCTATTCCACTGTCGAATGCACTTGCTTGAACGGTACAAATATCACCTATAAGCCCGAAAACATCCAAAGCGATAATCTGGTTATTAGAGAGGTGCATAACTACGCGCCCAATGGCGCGCGCTTGAACTTTTACCCGGTTGGATACAATAAGGCGGGTGCAAGCGAGATTGCTCCACTTGGTAAAAACAATGGGTTGCCGATTGATAGCGGAGAAATGTTGGACGCCGCGTTTGGCATCAGCAATTTCCCTCAATTTGTGATAGTCAACAATGGTGCCCAGTTGGCAATGGCAAACAGTGCCTACACACGCGCTTATAATCAGCAGTCCGCCGACTGGACATACCAAAAAGCGCAAATGGGCATCAGCCAATCACTTGCGGCCACGGCCATGCAAAACCAGTACAATACCCAAGCCAACAAACTCGCTATCGGCAACCGTAACGCCAATAACGCGATACAGGCGACAGCCCTTAACACCGGGCTGGATAACACGACGTATATCAACAATCAGCGAGCCGACCTCGCACAGCTGAACAACGTGGCTAACGGCGTGGTCGGAGTGGTGGGCAACACCGCTTCGGGCAATGTCGGGGGCGCGGTATCCGCGCTAGGCGGCGCGGTCATGAATGGCGTCAACACCGAAGCGAACCGCAGTATCAACAATACCGCCGCCCAACTCTCCACTGCCAATTCGCTGAGCACTAACGCGGCCACAACAAGTCAGGCCAACACGTATGGCTCTCAGACTACAGCGCTTTCAAACCAGTTGGCCCAAAATATGGCGGATATGAACGCGGATTACGCGCAACGTTCCGCGTTCGGCGACTATCAAAACACCATTGCGGGCATCAATGCACAAGTACAGCAGATGCAATTAACACCCCCGACCACATCCGGCGCTATCGGCGGAGACGGATTCAACCTCGCTAACGGTATTGTCGGGGTGTTGGTCCGGTTCAAGACGTGCGCACCCTCAGCTCTGCGGAGCGTCGGAGAGTACATGCTACGCTACGGGTATTTTGTCCAGCGCTTCATCACGCCGCCGCAATCGCTGGAATGTATGACCAAGTTCACCTATTGGCAGATGCAAGAGTGTTACGTGCGAGGTGATTTGCCCGAACAGTATCGGCAGGCCATTAAAGGCGTGTTCGAATCTGGGACTACTATATGGACTAACCCGGATGATATCGGAGTGACTGACTGGGCGGATAACGATCCATTGCCGGGCATCTCATTCTAGTGATATACTGGAGACATGTCTAGGTCGAGAAAAAATCAGAATCGTAGGGGCGGCGGCGTTCATCCCAGTGGCAATTATGCCAAAATGCGCGCCGTCGCCCTTGATGACATGTACTATCATCTTCTACGCGAACTCGCACTGAACCGGTTCAAATGGCATGGGCTACCCCCCACCATAGACGAACGTTGGATGGAAACGTGCTTGTTGGACTATAATCTCTGCTTGTTTTTCTACGACCGGCGTATCGGTTCGTTTTTGGCGACTCAGGCGGCTTATCAGGGACGCTTGAATCTCTACAATAACCCGACCGAGTTTTCGCCGGTCGGGGTCAACTATCATTACAAGGTTCTCTCGGCGGCCAATGAATGCGTGCCCATCTGGGATAATCGTATGAGGTGGTCGTTTAATGATATTCTCTGGATGTACGCAAGGCGTCTGGCCGATATCGATAAGGCATATCAAGTCAACTTGGACGGGCTGAAACTGCCGACGTTCATTACTGCCGACCAACGTACCAAGCTCACCGTAGAAAACATTCTACAGCAACAACAGGATGGGCAATCGTTTATCATCGGCTATGATTCACTGGACCCATCCAGCATGTTCCAGCCATGGCCCAACACGACACCATATCTGTTGGACAAATTCATTCAACAAAAAACACAGGTGACTAATGAGGCATTGAGTTATCTGGGTATCCAGTCCAGCGGGACGGAAAAACAGGAACGTTTGATAGGTGCCGAGGTTGCTCAAGCCAACGAAAAAACCGACATGTTTCGTCTCGCTTTCCTGACGGCGCGACAGGAAGGCGCGCGACTGATTAACAGGATGTATAATCTAGACGTATGGGTGGAATACGCGGACGCGCAAAGCTCTGGCGTACCGAACGCGATTGATAATACGCAATCCAGCGGTAACACCACTACGGCAGTTGACTCGACAGACCCCCTTGGAAACGGAATAGGAGGTGTGGCATGACACAAGACCTAAGCAAGTGGGGTACGCGCGTGCCCCCCGAGTATACGGCCACGCTCGGAGCTGTTATCGACATGGGCTATAATACTGATGATAAACTGCATTTATCCCCTGATTATTACCCGATTTTTGACGAAGCCCATAGAGCTGAGTTGAATGATAAAATCTGCCAAAATTACATGTTGCGTGAAATCGGCCAAGAGACAGTGCAACAGTTTGTTTTTTACCTAGGCATGACATTAAATCAGATTATGCCATATTTTAATGAGCGTTATCGGACGCTAGCATTAAAATACGACCCACTGAACACCGTGGAAATGACCAGCGAAAACACGTCCAACACGGTAGCCCAGTCCAGCGGCAAAACCAGCGCGTCTCAGGATAGCTCAACCAAAAGCACATCGGACGGCACTAGTTCAAGTAGCACCAAGTCCCAGTCATATGATTCTGAGGTTCCCGCAACAGGCGTGCAAGGTGATTTTGCTCGGTATGCGACTCACGCCAATCAGGCGCAAGCGGATACGGACGGCAGTAGCCATAGCGCGCAAGATACCACGTCGCAATCGCATAGCACCTCCAGCACGGAATGGCAACACGACGCGACAGACGGCAGTAGTTCATCCCACACATCGGGCCGGTCTCAGTCTGCAATGAGCCTCATTACCGAATATCGCAATGCGATTATCAACGTGGATATGGAAATCATCCACTCGCTTGAACCTTGTTTCATGCAAGTGTGGGGCTCGTATGATACGATTTTTGGCGACAGTCCAATATATTAAGGAGACAGTGGCATGATATATAATGACGCGACCATCCCTCGGCCGGTTCCGAGGCGCGTACCCACATCGGTGCCTTTCACCTACCGGGACGGCATCACCACTCTGGAACTCATCGAGTGTCTCAGGCGTAATCTCGACTCATTGCAAAACGACTTGAACAACGCCATAAAAGACATCAACAATGAAGTTGGGGGGTTCGAGGGCGAACTACAAGCGGCAGTAGCCCGGATGGAAGCCAATCTCAAACGGTTGCGTAGCGAGCTTATCCAACTCATCAATGAAAGTCAGGGCGCCGGAGTATTCTACGGCGCGGCCTACGGCACGACAAAATCGGTTCCCCAGATTATTGGCGACGTATACGACAACACGCGCTACTACGGGCTATTCGCTAGGGATTACGATGAAATGGAAATCAGCGCGCTGGATTACGACACGCTTGAAATGTCGGCGCGCCGGTACGACCTACAGGGGTCACGCGAGCTGAACCCGGTTCTTGGCGACTTTAAAGGCCGTGGGGATTTTTGGGCGACATTGCCGCCTAAGATGGATTAAAAACAGCAACAACAAGGAGAAACAATGAGTAGTGTCGAAAAAACCGCGCACTTTAATCTCTCGCAGTTTGGCGACAACGATAAGCCCTCATGGCGTGGCGATTACACGTCGGACATGGGTAAAATTGACACGGCGCTCAATTCCGTGAAAACCACAGCCGAAAACGCCAACACCAACGCCAATAATGCGATCACTCAGGTGTCGGACGTGCGTAATGCCGCAGACAACAACAAGCGCGTGCTATCCGCAATGGGCCTTGAAACCACCACGGAAGCCGCTGACTTTTTGACGCGGGTCGAAAGTCTTGACACCGAAACCACTGCCGCCACGGAAAACCTCAAGGCGCTTGGGGCCGACACCGTGGACAAAGCGACAGCTCTAGCGCAGACCATATCTACTGTCAACAGCAAGGCCAACAGCGCCGATGTGTACACTAAGGCTCAAGTGGACAACACGTTTGCGACTATCGTACAACTCAACCAAAAGGCCAACAGCGCCGACGTGTACACCACGTCCGCCGCCGACTCCAAGTTCGCATTGAAAACCGAAGTGCCGGAAACGGTGACCTCGAATATCATCATCACAATGGGCGATAGTTACGCGGACGGACTGGGCGCGAACAAGTGGCCCAACAAGCTGATTAACATGCTACCCGGTTGGACGCTCAAAAACTACGCGGTATCCGGCGCGGGCTGGAACGTATCCGGCAAACTGTTCCACGACCAACTCAATGCCGCGATCGCGGATACGACACTCGACAAAAACCGAGTCGGCATCGTATTGGTCGCCGGAGGCCGCAACGATATCATGGACGCCAGCATCGCCAAGACCCGCACCGTCGCATTTGCGACCTTGGCGCGTGCGAGTTTCCCGAACGCGCGCATCATGGTCGTTCCAATGTTGTGGAACAATACAGCAATCAACAGCGCGGGGCGCGTCAAGGCGGCTGGCGTCTTGGCGGGTGCCGCCGAAGCTGGGGCCGAAGGTATTAACTGGGCGTGGACGTGGAACATGGGCAACACCAACAATTTTCCCAGCGGCGACGTCCACCCGAACGAAACCGGCGCACAAGTCATAGCGAGCTATATGGCCTCCGCTATCCGTGGCTCATACTCTGGGCGAACCGAGGCGTGGTATCAAAACAACGGTGGTGCAAACATCGCGTCACTTTCCATTGTCGCGTCGGGAGGTTTCATCACCTACTCATGGATTCTCGGAGACTCGGCGACTACCGAACAACGCACGTTCCAGAATCTGCCAAGTTGGGCAGTGTATGACGGTTCGCCACAGTACGGCGGCGTCCGCCCGTGGGCAACGTACGTATCCAATTCCGGAAATGGAGTGTCATATGTGATCCTTGGAAACGCAAACTCAAGCAGCACGACGTTCAGTCAAAAACTGCTCGGCAGTCTTCAGGGCACGGCCTCAGGTCAGTCAGCCGGTAACTGTACCATCCCGTGGTGACCATTGTTTCACGTGAAACACATATACCCCACCCATTCGAGTGGGGTATACTGTTATGTATGGCAGTTGACTTTAAGACATGGGTGAAACAGACCGAAAACCATTTTTGGGACATGGACGGCAGTTGGGGGCCGCAATGCTGGGACTTGTGGGCGAAGTATTGCATGGATGAGTACGGGTGTAGTGTTCAGGATTGCATCACCCCGACAGGTTGGGCCGGGGGATTATACACACACCATCCCGTAAGCGCAAGAGTCGGGGAGATTTTCGAGAAAAAAGACAACACATGGAACCCTATGCCCGGCGACGTCGCCATATGGCAAGTCTGCTATCCCAATTATCCGTCAACACACGTGGCCATTGTCGTAGATGGGATACAGGGCGATTCTATCGACGTGATTACGCAAAACCCCGAGCCAAGCGTGCATAAACCACTCCCATTGCAAAAAGCGTATATCGGATATTTGCACCCGCGCAAAAAGCCGGACGGCGGCGACAATGACAGCGGCTCGAACCCTACCGGCTCGAACAACTCGGGCAGCATATCCAGCAGTGACGTATGGATACAACAACAAGGGGACAACCTTATTTACCATTACCGCGACAACGACAGTGGCGCGGGTACCATGATTTTTTACAAAGCCACAGCCCAAACATGGACGGCCAAAGGCAGTGTTAAAGCGCCCAGTGACTCGGGCGGCCAAGCCACGCCCTCTACAGGCAACGGCAAAAGTAGTTACGCGCTCTACTGTATCGGCACAGTGGAAAGCTCATTACAATGGGATGCGGTCGAACTAGCCAACATGCAAGGCATCGGGATTGCGCAATGGTCGTTTGACCGTCGGTTGGACGTTTTGAACGCAATGAAAACCGCCGACCCGACAGGCTATGAGACGTTTGCCAAAACATGCCCAGAGATAGCGGCACTCATGGAAAATGGCGGGACGTTTGCACGCCCCCTGACGTCTGCGGAATCGGCGGCGTTCAAAACATGGGCGCAACGTCCCGAGTCACATCAGGGGCAACGCAACCAGTTCGAGGCGGACTATAACAGCTACCCCCGCGTGTACGATGATATCAAAATGCAGATACTATGGGCGTCGGCATATCATCAAGGCCCGGCATACGCCGAAGCGCTACCGAAAGCAACCACATTGGGCGGTTTATTGGACAATCTACTTAATGACGGTGTTTTCGGGCAATACCCGAGCCGGTACCGGACTGTGTATAATCTGCTAGTTGTCTGGGACGGCGCCAGTGCCCCACCGAACTTTTAGTTATCCACAGGATTATACACTTATCCACGTGTGATATACTATGGTTATGGCTGATGGAATGACAATTCTTAATGAGAATGATTATTATGATTACACGCGCGTGCTTTCATACCACGCGCCGTGGACATTCATCATCGGCGCACGCGGTCTCGGCAAAACCTACGGCGGCAAAAAACTCATGATAGATGACTGGATGAAACGACGGTGGCAATTCATCTATCTGCGCCGTACCGCCGAGGAACAAAAAAACAAGGGAACTTTTTTCAACGATATCGCAGACAGTTACCCCGAGTTGGACTTTAGAGTTAACGGCAATCAGGCGGAATGTCATTGGGCTGATGACAGAGACGCGATAACGGACAAAAACGGGAAAAAGAAATCAGTATGGCATATCATCGGCTATTTTATTGCACTCTCGCAAGCCGGACAAGTGAAATCGGTGGCGTATCCGCGTGTGCGCACCATACTGTTTGACGAGATTTTCCCAGACAACATGCGCTACCTCGGAGGAGAGGTCACAGCGCTTGAAGAGTTTTACAACACGGTAGACAGGTGGCACGATAGAGTCAGGCTTATCATGTGCTCGAACGCTGTAAGTCTAGCCAATCCGTATTTTGCGGCGTTCAATATCAACGTCACCCCGCAGATTGATCACAAGATTCAATACCAACGATACTGTGACTCTTTCATCATGGTTGAGCTTGCTGATTATGGCGGTTTTTCCGCCAAAATCGCCAAAAGCAAGTTCGGCCAATTCCTTAGCAAATTCGATGCAGATTACGCCGCATACTCGATTGGTAACACGTTCCGCGACAATAACAACGCACTCATAAGCAACCTCAGTGGCGCGGGATACGTTTTATCAATAAAAACACGCGAATATGGTTCGTTTGCCGTCTACCAAATTCTAGATGACAGCAAAATCACAACTGTATGGCAGATAGCACGCCGTCAACCCAAAAAGCAAAAATGGTACACACTGGACTATCGACTAGTTGACGAAAAATGTATACTGTTAAAAAAATCAGATGATATCATCAAAAAACTGATTGAGGCGTATCGTGTAGGCCGCGTCCGATTCGAAACCCCCCAGACAAAATCAGAGTTTAGCATGCTGTTAGGCACGCTATTAAATTCCAGTATGACAAAGTAAAAAGGAGAGAAAACTAATGCAACATTATATGGTGCCATTTGCGATTACGGTCATTTTTATGATCATGGACTACGGTACAGGCATAGCAAACGCTATCATGCACAATCAAATGAGCAGTGAAAAAATGAGGAACGGGCTATGGCACAAATTCGCGTACATTGTCGTGACCTGTACTGCTATCCTTATCGAATGGGGAGCACAATGGCTTGACCTAGGGTTTGACATCCCCCTAGTCGCACCCGTTCTCACCTCCATAGCTCTTATCGAGATTACATCAATTCTGGAAAACTGTGTTAAAATCAACCCCGAACTCAAAGCCTACAAAGTGCTGAACATTTTCAGCAAAAGCCAAGACGAAAAGACAGACAAATGACCATAAATATTGATACGTGGTACAAAAACCATGTCAACCGCAACACAGACGTAGACGGACACTACGGGTCACAGTGCTGGGACCTATGGGCAAGTTATTGCGTAGAGGTGCTAGGACTCCCGCAATCATGCACAAACACATCCGACAGGGGACGAAACGCCTTGCTGGCTGGAAGCATCTACGAACAATTCCCATTAAACGACACGCTCAAAAACGCTTTCGTCAAACTGCCGCCCAATATCACGCCACAAAAAGGCGATGCGGCATTCTGGGGAAACGACCCAACACACCCATCAACCCATGTCGCAATCGTAATCGAAAGCGGCATGGGCAACGGACGTATCCACGTGCTAGCCCAGAATGTTGACGCAAACATGGCGGCACGCGACATGTGGGACACAGCCGCAACAGACGGATACCTACGACCAAAAACCAATATCAACAAGACAGGAGAACTAACAATGGACGACATTCAAAAAATCGCCGGCGCTGTATGGTCATACGTGTACGACGGCCGAACCACAGTATACAATTACCAATACCTCACATACGACCGAGTACAAGACGCCCGCAAGGAAATCGCAGAACTCAAAACCATGCTAACCGCACAAACCGCTACTATCGAGGCCCTCTCTAAAAGCATGGGCGCTGACCCAACAACAATAGCAACCGCAGTACAAAAAGCAGTAACCGAAAAACTGGACAAACTGGAAATCAATATCACGGCCAAGTAGCCCGTGATGCATGCCCCCCCTATGTTATACGTAGGGGGGGCATTTTTTAACCGGCATTACGGCGACAACCGCCACGCCGAAACCGCTCAATATCATCCCGGTATCGCAAGTTCACAAAATCATAAATACTATCATCATTAACAGAGACTTCCTTATTATGACGGCCACCACGCTTCTTGCTTGAACTCGCCTTAGAACCGCCGATAAAATGCTTATCGCTCATACGCGATTCAATCACTGACATAATCAACCTTCCTTTTAAAAAACATGCCCCCAACAATGAGGGCATTCAATTCGCTCCCCCTAATCCTCAAGCCTATAGTTATCATACATCAAACGCGCTTGCACCTTCTGAGGTACCTTAGCCCAGTCATCATAACCAAGGTCGTTCATATCTGTCACTATCCCGCTCACACGATACGCACGCGCATCAAAACCCATAAAATACATATCCAACAGAATTGACCTCATATTATCAAGCCTAGCTTCTCTCACAGTCCCATCACCTTCCACTACAACACGGCCCACAATCTCATTCTTGTTATCGGTGTTCATTATTGTTCCTTTCCTTGAACCTTGTAACTACAGCATACCACACAACACACAAACACACAACACACGGCG